CTTGTTAAAATCTCTTGGGTTTTCTGCCACGGACTTGGCGAAGAGAATGCAAGTGGACGCAAAAGGGGCAATTCTTGATTTATTAGGGGCAATAAAGGCCATGCCCGAAGCAGAACAGGCAGCGGCTTTAACCCAGTTTTTCGGGAAAGAATCAGTTGCCGCAATTGCACCTTTGCTATCAAACTTGGACAATTTGGAGGCACAGTTTCAAAAGGTAGGGGATGCATCCCAATATGCAGGATCCATGGAAGATGAATATGCCACACGTTCTGATACCACCGCAAACAAGATACAGATTGCACAGAATCAAATCAATGCCTTGAAAATAGAAATAGGGCAAAAGCTTCTTCCAGCAGTAGGTGCGGCGGCAGAAAAGATTGGTGCCCTTGTGGATGCCGCACCGGAGTTTGTAAGTAAATACTCTACGGTGATTCGTGTGGTAGGTGCATTCGCCGGTGTAATTGCGGCAGTAAAACTGGTTGGCTTTGCCATCAATATTGGGAGGGTTACCAAGGCACTCATGCTTCAAAAAATTGCAACTACGAAAAGTATTATAGAAACCGCAATTTTACAAGGGATGTATGCCAAAGATGCCGTTGTGCGAGGTGCTAGCATTATTGCAACAGGGGCGCACACGGTGGCACAGACTGTATGGAACGGTGTAACTGCAGCGGGTGCAGCCATTGCAACAGGCTTTGGTGCTGCAGTTGCTTTTATGACAAGCCCTTTGGGGATTGCCATTATTGTGATTGGTCTTTTAGTTGCCGCGGGGGTACTTTTATATAAAAACTGGGACAAGGTAAAGGCGAAAGCCTCGGAGCTTTGGGAAGCAACGAAGACTGTCTTTTCAGGCATAAGAGATGCTATAACCGGAGCCTTTGATGCAGCAAAAGAAAAGGTCGCTGGCTTTTTTGGTTGGATTGGTGGAAAACTTTCAAGTTTGGATGAAAAAATTTCTTCTATTCCTGTAGTGGGAACTCTGTATAAAGGTTTCAAAGGTGGAGTTGGAGCCATTGGAAATGCTCTTTCCGGAAACTCCAAAGTGCCTGCGTTGGCATCAGGAGGCGTGGTCACAGCTCCAACCCTTTCTCTGATTGGTGAAGGTGGTGAGCCGGAAGCTGTTATTCCATTATCAAAGCTTGAGAAAATATTAGGGGGTGCATCTTCCTCTGTTGGGGGAAGTATTACTTTTGCCCCTGTGATACAGATTTCGGGAGAGGCAAGTAAAAAAGAGGTGGATGAGGCGTTAAGCAACGCTTATGAAAAATTCAAGGGATTTATGGCACGTTATGAAAAGGATAAGCGTAGGCTTGCATTCTAAAAAAAACCAAAACCGCAAACGCCTGCGGCTTTGGGGAAAGGGGGAAGCGGTGGTGCAGTATATCACAAAGGCAGGAGATCAATGGGACATCATTGCCAAAAATGTATATGGTGACGAATACAAGGCGGATCTATTAATGGCGGCGAATTTTCCGCTATTGGATATTTTTCAGTTTGATGCGGGAATAGTGGTAGAATGCCCTGAGTTGACAGAAACACTTAATGAGACTATGCCGCCGTGGAGAATATGAAGGCACGTAGGTCAGTAACCATACTAAAGTATAACGGTATTGAGATTACGCCGTCCATTACAGGTTTCTCTTTGGAACTTTCCGCAGAGGGCACCGCTGACAATTGTTCTTTTCAAATTGCGGATCGGGGGGAGCGTTGGATGGGGGATTTATTCCCCAAAAAAGGGGATGCCGTAGAAGCAATAATTTCTGTATATGACTGGGAAGGGGAGGGGGATAACCGTTCCCTTTCTTGTGGTACCTTTACCGTTGATAGCGCAGGAATAAATGGCGAGCCTGTAACGGTTTCTGTTGGAGCGGTAGCAAAGCCTGTAAAGGCGGCTTTTTCTGCTACCCAGAGAACCCAAACATGGCAAAAGGCCACATTGAAAAAGATAGCGGAAACCATTGCAGGGCGGTATCAGCTGAAATTATTCTATGATGCCCCTGAAATAATGATATCGGCCAAGGAGCAAAGTGAACAGGAGGACGGTGCATTTTTGCAAGAGTTATGCCAAAGCTATGGCTTGATTCTAAAAATATATCGAGATAAGCTTGTTATTTTTGACCGAGAACGGTACAAGAAGAAAAAATCTGTAAAAAAAATTTCACGTTTTGCAATCAAGCGGGAAGCGGGATGGAATTACCAAACAGATTTAGAGGGCAGTTACACTGGGGGTGTAATAACCTACACCGATGCCAGGACAGAAAAGGACATTTCCTATGAGGTGGGTACCCAAGAACGCCCTTTGAAGCTAAATGAACAGGCAAACAGCATAGGGGATGCAAAGCGGAAATTAGAAGCTGGCATTGCCAATGCAAACCATGGTTTATTTCGTTTAAGCCTTAGTGTCATGGGAAACCCTGACTTGGTGGATGGGGTAGTTCTGGAAATAGTGGATTTTGGCGAGGAAATATCGGGACGTTATTTTGTTGATAAGGCAGTGCATTCCCTTTCCAGAGGGGAAGGATATGTGACTGCTTTGGAAATGAGTAAGATTATCTGAAAGGAGTGTCATTTTGGAGGGAATGAGAGTGGGAAGGATTTCTTCTGTCAATTATGAAGCAGGTACTGCCCAAGTAGTTTATATGGACAAGGACAAAGCGGTAACAACAGATTTACCTCTTCTTTCCTTAGAGTATTGTATGCCCGAAGTGGAGGATATGGTTTTGGTTTGTCATTTGCCAAACGGAGCGGCAGCAGGGGTGATTCTAGGGAGATTTTGGTCTCAGAAAAACACACCACCCGAAAGTGGGCGAGGGCTATACCGCAAGGATATAAGCCGAGAAGCGGGAAAGGCAATGCTTCGCTATAAAGAGGGGGAAGAAGTTGTGCAGCTTTCAGGACCAAAAATAAAACTACAAACAAACACCCTATTAATAGAAACGAAAAACGTTTCCGGAACGGGAGAGGAAATCGGCTTTGCGGGAAACCAAGTTACCATTCAAGGAAACAGCGTATCTCTTCACGGAGATTCTGTTGTGATGAGTGGTTCACAGATTACGATTTCTGCCGGTTCGGTGCAAATTTCGGGAACGGGTGATGTGATTTTGGATGGCGTTTCCTTAAAGAACCATACCCATACTTGTAGTGCACCGGGAGCAGAAAGCTCAAAGGCTAATTAAGGGGGGAATTTTATGATTGGATCCTATGGCCCTATCATTTTTGCTGTTTCGGATAAAGTGGCATTGACTTTTTCCAGCCTATCCCGATCAGCAGGCAGTGAATGGGCTACCCATGAAACCCTGAGGGGAAAGAAGCGATCGGAATATATTGGCCCTGCGTTACAGACAATTTCCTTAGAAATCACCCTATCCGCCATGCATGGGGTACGCCCAAGACAAACAGCGGAAACCTTGGTGCAAATGGCGGAGAAAGGGATGGTGTATCCCTTTGTTGTAGGTGGAAAACCTGTGGGGAATAACCCTTGGAAATTATTATCCGTATCAGACGATTGGAAGGGGATTTATTCCAAAGGTGAGGTTTCGGAAATTACGGTATCACTATCATTAGAGGAATATGTGTAGGGGGTGGGCGGATTGGCGCAAGTGAAAATTGAAATGTCAGGTACATCAACGGCGGCGGAGAATATTCGCCGCTGTCTTACGATTTTATACGGAACACCTGTGGGATCTGTTGCATTAGACCGAGAATTCGGGTTGGACTGGAATTTTGTAGATTTACCCACGGAGGTTGTCAAAGTGAAAATGGCAGCGGAGATTATCGGGAAAACGAGAAGATACGAGCCAAGGGTTATAGTACAGGAGGTGCAATGGGAAACCAGTGACGAGGGAGAGTTGAAACCAAAGGTGGTGATTCAGATTGTCTAAAATTGATTTGCTGAAAAATGTGCCTGATATTTCTTTTATTGAGAATACGACACTAGCGGGCTTAAAGGAGGAAATGCTTGCGGATTATGTTCAGGAAATGAAAGCGTTGACGGGAGAAAGTCAAGAAATTCCCCAAGGGGATCCTGTGCGTTTGGTTTTAAATAGTGTTGCTCTGGCGTTGTATCAAGCAATGCAATATGTTGACCGAGCGGGGAAAATGAACCTTTTGAAATATAGTTATGGGAATTTCTTAGACAACGTGGGGGCATTGAAAAAGCTAGCACGAAAAGAACCGTCCTTTGCCACGGTCACCTTGCGATTTTCCATGGATAGTGCACGAGGACAAGCAACGTCCATTTCGGGGGGGACTAGGGTTGCAACGCAAAAGGGTCTTTATTTTATGACAGATCAATATGCCGAAATCCCTGCAGGAGAGACCGCTATTTCCGTGAAGGGAACAGCCCTTGAGGCAGGGATGGGAAGCAACGAGATTCCTATTGGTGTCATTACGGAAATTGTGGATCCTATTCCCTATATCAAAAGTGTGACGAACATTACGGTTTCCGAGGGGGGCGCAGAGATGGAAAGTGATGCCGCCTTTACAGAGCGGATTTATAATTCTCCCTCGGGCTACAGCACTGCAGGGGCAACGGAAGCTTATGAGTATCATGCTAAGGATTACCATACCAATGTTTCCGATGTGAAAGCATATAGCCCTTCTGAAAATCAAGTTGTTATTGTGTTTTTGATGAATGATGGTCGATTGCCTACGGAAACAGAGCGGGCGGGAATGTTGGACCATTTGAGTAAAGATAAAATCCGCCCTTTGACGGATCATGTGACGGTGTCCCCACCACAGGAAAAAGAATATAATGTCAGCCTGAATTACTTTATCAATCGTTCTGATCAAGGGCAGGCGGTAGCAATTCAAACCGCAGTGGCCCAGGCGGTAGAGGGATATTTAAAATGGCAGAGGAAATTAGGGCGTGATATTAATCCGTCAGAATTAATTAAGCGTGTGATTATAGCGGGAGCCAAGAGGGTAGAGCTGACAACGCCTACATATGGGGCAGTGAATGATTATGAAGTTTCAAAGTGTACAGGAAAAACAATAAATTTTGGAGGGGTGGAGGATGATTAAGCTATATGATGCATTGATTACCCAAAGCCTTCCTTACATTGTGGGGGAACAGCCTTGGTGTATTGCTCTTGCCAAAGTGATTCGAAAGCAAATCAGAAAAACCATACTTGCGGCGGAGAAAAGCAGAACCTACAGCGCTATAGACCAGGCAGACCATAAAGTATTAGATGTTTTGGCGGCAGAAATGCGCACTCCGGGGTATTCGGAAAGCTTCAGTATGGAAGTTAAGCGCAGCTTGGTAAAAGGGACGCTTGCGTATTATTCCCATGCAGGAACGGCAGAGGCATTAAAGGCAGTTTGCACGGAAATATTCGGGGATGCGGCGGTGCTAGAATGGTATGAGTATAATGGCCGCCCTGGATATTTCAAAATTACCACAAATAGCCCTTCTGTAACCGATGAAACCATAAATGGTTTTATAAAAACGGCGGAGGGTGTGAAAAGGCTTTCGGCAAAGTTGGATGGCATTGAGGTTGTATTGTCGGCTAAGCAAGAGATTTTTGTGGCATCTGTACTTCATACCGGCACAAGGCACACGTTCCGTTTTATAAGTTAGGAGGGAGAGTTGAATGAGTTTTGATTCCGTGCAATTTACCGCCAACGGTAGGAGAATGATGCAGGAAGCGGTAGCAGGAAAAATTTTGACCTTTACCAAAATACAGTTAGGGGATGGTAGATTAACAGGTCAGGCAATAGGTGCATTGACTGCTCTAATAAACCCTGTTAAAAATATCAGTATTTCATCCATTACAGCAAAGGAACAATATGCAAATGTACAAGGCTCTTTTGACAATGGCCAGCTGAGCCAAGGATTTTATTGGCGGGAGATTGGTATTTTTGCAAAGGTAGGTGCAGAGGGGACAGAAGCGTTATATGCCTACGGAAACGCATATGAATTGGCGGAGTACATCCCTGTTGGGGGAAGTGAAATTGTAGAAAAAATGGTTAGTATTCCAATTTTCGTAAGCAATGCAAATCAGATTACAGCATTGATTGATGGCAGTCTGATTTATGTTTCAGTTACAGACTTCACAAGTCATCAGCAAGAGAAGGCCAGTATCACAAATTATGGGCATACTAAATTGAGCAGTGCCATAGATTCCGACAGAGAGGATTTAGCGGCTACACCGAAAGCTATAAAGATGGGTGTTGCGGAGGCGAAATATATTGTTGCACCCACAGGGGAAAAGTACAAATGGGGAATGGATGCAATCGGATTATTTTTAGAGGAGGTGTAGGCCATGGCCAGTGGAGATAAGTTTTATTTAGCGGATAAGGCCACCCTGGATGAGGTGAAAGGGAAAATAGGAAGTACCACGGACACAGGGGGGAGTAGCACCGCCGGAACGGTAATGGCAAAGGAAAATGCCGTTTTGGGGGAAGTTGGAAAAATTGGAGCAACCAATGATGCACAGAGCAGTTCTACAACTACAGGTAGCATTTTTGCCAAGTTAAATTATTTGGTTTCCCAAATAAGCCTATATCTTTCAAATATATTCACCCGTATTGGCGCACAAACTGATTCCAATGATACAGGGAGTAAGAGTTCAAGCGCTCACGGAAAATTGAACTGGTTTATTGATTTGTTTGGAAAAACGGATGACACCGGAGCGACAGTAATTACTGGAACGGCAATGGGAAAACTAAACTCACTGATTACACAAGCAAAATTAGATGTATATAAATATATGCGTGTATATGTTCCGCAAAGTCAAACAGATTATACCCTCCTAGTATTATCGGGCAGAGGGAAGTTTTATGGAATCTATGGTTCCAATCTCTCAAGTGTAAAGTTGATTGTTGATAATGCTGAGTATATTGCTGCTGGATATTCAAGTGGTACACGTTCATTCAGAGGGAGTGTTGAACGAGGCATAGCGGGTTATAATAGTACAGGTTCAGCATATACAATAGATTCTATACCATTTAAAAACTCTCTTGTTATTAAAGTAAGCACAGAAGTGTCAAGTGGCAATGCTGATATAATATATGGTTTATATGAATAGGGGGATAATATGTATTATAAAAAACAAAGAAACGAACCACCTATTGTCAGAACTGGATGTGTGTATGCAGAAAGCTACTTTTATAATGGATATTTATATTTAAAATTTGCAGTAAACAATATTCCATCAGAGGAGTTGACAGAAATTACACAGGAAGAATATGAAGCAAACAAGCCTGTTATTCCAGAACCGGAACTAGAACAAACGGAAACAGAATTGCTCATGCAAGCAAATACAGATTCAGAATTGCGTGATTTGGAGATTCAACAAAATCAAGAATTGTTAGCACAACAATTAACAGACATTGAGGTGGCACTATTGGGAGGTGGCAGATAATGAGTCCTATGTTTGAGAATTTAAAGCTAAGGTTTGAAAAGAATTTTGTTAGGAAAGACCAGCTTCAAAAGTTTGTTGGGTTTGGCAAGATTACAACGGAGGAATACAAAGAAATCACCGGTGAGGATCTAACGGAGCAATAATTACATATGACATTGGGGGCTCGGAGCATATCCGGGTTATTTTATTGCAAAAAAGGAGTGATTTTATTGCGTAAAGGGGTGAAGTGTGTGGATGCAGTGGTTTTTGGAATGATTCAAGCAGTGGTAACTTCAATGGGAATCTGGTATCTGCAACGCAAATTAGGAAAGCGGGATGATGTTGCCGAAAAGCGGGAAAAGGAACGGGAGGACATGGAGTACAATCTTTTAACGGCGGTGAATGCTTCCATTGCATTAGGGGAAGCAACGGCAAAGGCGGTGCAGCGGATTCCTGATGCACAGTGTAACGGTGATATGACGGCAGCCTTAAGTTATACCACAACGGTGAAACATGATCTAAAGAACTTCCTTAACCGGAAGGCGGTGGAGAAGATTGTCTGAAGGAAAAAAGCGCAGACGTTTTCGTATTAATGACGATACCATGACAACCATTGTGGTGTCGTCTTTGCTTTTCTGCGTTGCGGTGGTGGTGGCGGGCATGGTATTGGCTTACTTTGGTGTGGACGTTTCCACGATTGTAGGGAATGCCCTAACGGTATTTGGTACGGAGTTGGGCATTTGTGGCGTTATGACTATATTTAACCGATGGGCAGATAGGCAGGACAAGGAAGCGGAGAAGCGGCAGGAAAGTAGATTGAGACGGGAGGAATCAGAGAAATGAAAGAAAACGAAACGAACAAAGTGCAGGATGAGTTAGTACAAGGGGTAGCAATCTTAAGGGAAAGCACAAAGGTAACTATTCAGAATCTTTTGACTGTGAAATCCATCGTTACTATTTTGCTGACGGTGGTATTTTCCTATTTGGCCATTGATGGTCGGATTAGTGGAGAGCAGTTTTTAACCATTTTTAGTGTGGTGATTGCCTTTTACTTTGGCACCCAGTACCAGAAAAATAGCGGAGGTGAGGAATGATGAAACCAATTTTATATATGCAGAATGATCCAAAGTGGGAAAGTCATGACTATTCTGCACCGGGTGAAAAGACTACGATTAAGGCAGAGGGGTGCGGTATTACTTGTGCTGCTATGGTCATTGCAACGCTGGCTGACAAGAATGTGACTCCTGTTACTACTGCGGAATGGTCAAAAAAGCGTGGATATAAGGCAAAGGGTCAGGGTACATATTACTCCTATTTCAAGCCCCAGGGAGCGGCGTATGGTATTGATATTACCATGCTAAACAGTAGTAATATTTACGGCTCTCCTGCTTCCAAATATCACGATATGGCCAAAGAAGCCATTGAGCGTGGTGATTTGGTCATTGCTTGCATGGGCAAGGGGAATTGGACAACCAGTGGCCATTATGTTTTGTGGTATGGCATGGATGGGGGAAAGGTTCAAATTAATGATCCCTGGTCCAATAAGCCAGCGCAGACAAATGCGGAATTCAATTTGTTCAAAAGTCAGGTGAAATTTTATTGGGTGGTAAAGGTACCGGATGAATTTAAGGAGGATGAGGATATGAAAAGATATAATACACTAAACGAAGTACCAAATTGGGCAAAACCTATGGTGAAGGATATGCAGGATAAAGGATGTTTCTCGGATAAAAGCAAGATGGATCTCACTGATGATATGCTCCGTGCAATGGCTTTGGTGACAAGGTATCTTGAAAAGAATAAATAAGTTTGAGCTGCTAGCCCCTTGATTCATTCGAGGGGCTTTAATAAAAAAGAAAAGAAAAAACAATAAAACAATAAAACAAAATAAGTCAATATGTAATGTTTATTTATTAGGGGGATGACTTATGGATAGTTTTATTGCTTGGGTAGGCGGAAAGAAATTGTTACGAAAAGAAATCGTAAATAGATTTCCTGAAGATGGATTCAAAAAATATGTGGAGGTCTTTGGTGGTGCTGGATGGGTATTATTTTATAGAGATAAGCATGCCGAAAAAGAAGTTTACAACGATATAAATTCAGAATTGGTGAACCTATTTAAAAATGTAAAATTCCACCCGGAAGCGGTAGCAAAGGAGCTTGAGTTTACATTAAGTGCAAGAGAAGTTTTTGAACAATACAAGATGGCAGATGTTAACCAAATGACAGAGATCCAACGGGCGGCGAGGTATTTATATTTGATAAAGCTTTCGTATGGTGCCACCGTGCGCTCCTTTGGGTGCAGAGCTAGAGAAACAGTGGATTTAGATGTCCTGCATAAAGTAAAAAAACGTCTGGATGGGGTACTTATTGAAAATAAAAGTTTTGCGAAGTTGATTCCTTCCCAGGATAGAGAAGGTACTCTGTTTTATTGTGATCCACCCTATCATAATACAGAAAAATATTATGATACTGGGGAGGATGTTTTCAATGAAGAAATGCACATTTTGTTGAGGGATACACTGAAAGGAATTAAAGGGAAATTTATTTTATCCTATAACGATGATGAATTTATCAGGGAGCTTTATAAAGAGTTCGTGATTGAAGAAGTGGAGCGTTCTCACAATTTAAAATTAGTCATGGGGGATGGAGACGCACGATATAAAGAATTGATTATCAAGAATTTCTAATTTTTTTTACACACTAAATTACGATATAGGTTATTTTTTGGCAAAAGTTGATACTATATTTCTATTACTGTAATGCAGTTATATTTCCAGTACGAATGGAGGCAGACAGGTGATAAAGATATACTTATCAACTATTTTAGAAAGGGATGGCATGACTCAAATTGAGCTTTCAAGAAAAACGGGGATTCGGCCAGCCACTATAAATGAACTTTTTAATGAAAAAATAGAACGAATTAACTTGGAGTACCTAAGTAAAATATGTGAGGCTCTTGATTGTCAAGTTGAGGACTTGCTTCAGTACATACCGGACGAGGAATATTATAAATATAGAAGACGGCCACAGAAGAAATAAGGAAAAAATAAAATTAAAGCATTTGAATCCCTCTTTGAGGGATTTATTTTTTTATGGGTTATAAAAAGAATGCTATGGATACTGGAAAAAGTTGTCTAAGTGTGTATAATTATATTAGAAATATAGGGAAGAAGGAAAATTATGAATTTAAATATTATTGGAAATGGTTTTGATTTATATCACGGATTACCTAGTTCATACTATTACTTTGGATGTTATCTTATAGAAAATGATCCGGATTTATATATGGCTCTGTCAAAATGGTTTCGTTTTAGATATTATTCACAGAGTAGAGGCTACCCTTACGAAGATTTTGAATATGGGGTAGAGGAACAGTTTTGGACGGAATTTGAGGAACGGCTAGGAATAGTAGATGAAACAGTAATTATTGATTCGTATGACTCTGATTTAGACTTGGAAATTGAAGATTATGATATTCCAATGGAAGATGATAAAATTGCAGAAGAAATCCGAAAAAGTTTTATTGCGTGGGTTTCAAGTACGCTTGATGTAAAAGAAAATTATAAAGTTATTAAAAAAAATAAAAAAATTCTCATAAATAAAGAATATTATAAATTGGGTTTTTCGAATAGCGATCGATACTTGGTTTTCAATTATACACATGTGTTACAGAATATATATGGAATACAACCTAAAAATATTTACTACGTTCATGGCGAGTGTACAAATTATGAAAATGATAAGTTGATTTTTGGACATGGAAATAAAGAAAGAATTTCAGAGATTCAAGAAATTATTAATGATTATGATAATCGAAGTTTATATCAGTCTGAAAAAACTAGACAGTTAGAATATAAGTGTCTATTGAGATTTATGGAGAATCTCGAGAAGGATGTTGATTGGTGTAAGTTGAGGGCGGGAAGCTTCTACAATCATTTGACGGAAGTGCCTGAAACAATTAATGTTTATGGAATGTCATTGGGAGACGTGGATTACCCTTATTTTGAACAAATCAGAAAGAAATGGCCAGATATTAAGTGGAATTTCAGCTATTATTCAAAACAGGATGAAGATAGAATCAATCTATTGGTGAATAGGCTAACTTTACCGAAGTATCAATACACTAAGTTCAAATTTGAAAACCCTAAATTTAAAGATATAATGGACATAATTATAAAAAATATTAATATTGCTTTATATGAAAAGGTAGAAAGAAAATAAAGCATACAAAAGTAAAGTGTTCCCGTTTCATATCATCAAATAGAGCGAAAAAACAAATACCCATAAAAACCGTTGATGAGGTTTTTAGCGGGTATTTGTTGGATATATTTTCGCTGCTTGGGGCAAAATAGAGCCTATAACAGAGTGACGATGAGCCGCTCAGCGGGGGGCGGAGGCGGCTAAAAAAATATAAATAAAAAAAAGTAGAAAAACTAGAATAGGATTTATTTTTAATTAAGAAACGATGATATACTAATGAAATATCCATTAGGGACTTGCCGACTGTTGGCAAAATAACGGCAAACAAATGGCAAGGTAACGGCAAGCCTTAAGACAAAGAAAATTTTATATTTGATAAGCTAGTATCACACACAGAGCAGGCGCACAATAAGTCGTCTGTTTTTATTCTTTTCTGGTTACTGATAACAAATAATTTTGGTGGAACAGGGAAGTAATTGACAAATTTTGAATTGCGGTATTTGTCGCAATCAAATCCCTTGTGAGAAATTTCCACTTCTAACAATCCAACATATTCACTTTTATTTATCCTATACCCAAATACAGCGTCAGGCCTTTTTCCGCAAATTTCCGTTTCTCGTGCAAAAAACACAACTTGGGACGTGTATTTATTAAGTTCTCGGTAAAAGTCAGTTACTAATAAGCTGTGTCTCAGTTGGGATGGCTTTCTGGTGAAATAGACATATTGGTTAGATACGGCATCTCTGGACCGACTAATCATTTTCTTATCCGTTAATTGCTTTAGTCGGTGCCTGGCAGTGCGAGGATTTTTATAAAACAATTCTGTTAGCGTATCGGTGCTAGCCACCTTGAAAGTTTTCAAAAATTCTATAACTTCATAATCTCGATCTGTAATCACTGAAACATCGCCCCCAAATCCTCTAAAGAAGGTGCAGGGGTATTTTTCTTTTCCTTTGTCTTGTCAATATAAGTGTGTTTAATTAGTTCTCTGCAGTCTGGAACACTTAAATAAGGGCATTGAAGCTCAGTTTCAGATCCTCTTTTAAATAGGCAGTGTCCTTTTCCTCTTAAAGTTTCTAATCCATTATGATCTATAATAATTCTGCTGTTTGTATCATTCATTGTTTTTAACCCCAGTACGCTGGAGACATTGGCTTTAATACGTCCATTCAAAACCTTAGCGTCTGGCCGCTGGGTGGATATAATCACATGGATTCCACAGGCTCTAGCTTTGGCCGCAATGGTTTCCAATATATTAATACTTCCTTTTTCGTTTTGGAGATCCGCAAATTCGTCAATGACTACAACTATATAGTCGAGTTTGGAACGGACAGATTTACGGTTATATTCCTTGATGTCTGCCACATCGTTTTCAAAAAACAAATCATAGCGGCGGTCTATTTCAGCATTAATATCTTCTAAAACTTCCTCAGCATCTTCTTTGGTTCTGGAGAATGTAGCCACCGTGGAGGATTTGGCAAATACGCTAAACTCTGCACCACGTTTTAAGTCTATTAGATGTAAGGTAGTGTGGCTGTATAAGATTAGGTTAGTAATGATACAACGTAGGGCAGTTGATTTACCTGATCCTGTCTCTCCTGCAATCAGTAAGTGGGGTTCACCGTCTGAAAGATCAGCGGTGATTAGATTTCCTTTGCGGTCATATCCAATCAAAAGTGGAACATTCCCTTTTATTTCAGTTGGGTAATAATCCTGGATAGAAGCAGACTGTTGCTCAAAGACTTCAATCTGAATTTCCTTATAGGTGTATTTAATATCAATTTCACGCCCTAGGTATTGTTCGATAACCTTTTTCTTTTTATCAAAATCTTGCACAGACAATCCGCAAGGAAGGGTAAAAGTGTAAATGGTGCTAATATTTGTTTTTTTGGATTTCTTTTTAAGTGGGTAAGCATTTCCAACGAATAAACCTGTGCTTTGCCAGAGCTTATCAAATCGGGACCAGGTAAGAGCGGTATAAGTTATTCCACAAACGCCAGCGGCGGCCATTCCACAACTATAAACAGCATAAGCAGGATATAAGAAATAAGAAGCTGCTCCACCTAGAATGGCAAGCAGGCTGGTTTCGATTAAATTTGTTTTATTGTCAGAAATTGCGTTAAGTTTCAC